CGAACCGGAGGAACTTGCCGATCTGCTGCGCGATGCTCGCGAGCCCGAGAACGGCCGCGTTGAAGCCGCCGATGATGCCCAGGAACAGGGCCTGGGCCGCCGAGAACACGCCGGCCACGATCGACGACACGCGATTCAAAAAGTCGACGACCGACGCCCACTGGACGCCGACCTCGGAGACATACTGCCAGACCCCCGAGAGGTTCGTGATCAACCAGTCGCCGATCCCGGCGAGGAACCGCGCCCCCGCGATGATGCCGTCCCCGATCGCCTGGCCGATGTTGGCCCCGCCGACGGAGCCGACGAACGACGTGAACGTGTCCGCGATCGCCTTGATCGCCGGGGCGAGATACGCCGTCACCTGGCCGATAATGCCTTCGATCGCCTTCCCCGCGAGCGTGAACGCGTTATTCATCGCGCTAACGTCCTTCCCCTGGGCGTCCGTCAGCGCGAGCCCGAGCCGGTCGGCCTGCTCGACGGCCTGGGCGATGCCCTGGGCTCCGCCCGCGAAGAGCGGGAGAAGCTGGGCCCCGGCCCCGCCGAACAGTTGAACGGCCGCCGCGGACCGCTCGGCCTCCGACGGCAGGGCCGAGATAGCCTGGGCGATCGCCTGGAACCGCTCGGCACTCGACATGCCGCCGAGCTCCTCGAGGGAGAGGCCGAGGCTCCCGAACGCGGCCGCGGCCGTGGCCGAGCCGTTGGTCGCCCGGACGAACGCCACGTCGGCCTTCGTGGCGGCCGTGGCGATCGTCTCCATCCCGACGCCGGCCAGGTCGCCGGCGAGGGACAGGCCGGCGAACTCGCCATACGTCATGCCGAGCCGGGCCGCGAGCTTCGACTGCGAGTCGATCACGTCGGCCTGGGCCTGGCCCATGGAGATCAGGGACCGGACGTAGCCGGTGGCCGAGCTCGCGATCGAGCCGAAGAGCTGGGCCCCCTGGATCGCGACAAGGGCGCGGATGCCGCCGCCCAACGACGAGACGCTCCCCTCCATCTTCCGCATCGCGGCCGACGCCTGGTTCACGCCGGCGACGAGCCCCGACGAGTTCGCCGTGAAGACCGCGGAGACCTTGCCGATTGCCGCCATCGCTTACTCCTCCGTGTCAGTCCCGGCAGGTCTGCCAACTTCGCCGCGAGCTCCTCGTCCGTGAGGGGCACTTTCGACCGATGCTCGTCGCCTTCTCTGTAGGTGATCAGGAACCGCTCCTCGTCGTGCCGATCAAACTTCCCGGTGAGCCCGGCCCGGATAATGCTCGTCATCCTCCCGGCCCGGAGCCACGGCTGGCCCCACGGCTCGATCAGGTAGAACGCCAGCCACCGGACCATCTGCCTCCGCGGGATCTCCCGCTTCAGCCGCTCAACATCCGCAACTCCCAGTTCGAGGGCGAGCCGGTGGGCGAACAGTTCCCACGGGTTCGCCCTCAGTCTTTTTTTTCGGTCTCCAAGTCGTCATCGCTCGGCTCTTTCAGGAGGGGCATGCACTGGAGGGCGATCTCGTCGATCACCTTCGGGTTCCCGTCCGCGAGCGCCGCGAGGGCCTCGTCGGTCTGCGGGACGAGCCGCTCGCCGAACTGGTCGCACAGCATGATCTGCACGACCTTCGCCGCCATCGGCTTTCCCGTGCCCTGGTTCCGGTTCGCGTAGAGCCGCCACTCGTCGACATCCGCCGACGACGGGTTTCTGATGAAGACTTTTTTCCCGAGGGACCGGATCTCGATCTCCATCGGCTTCCCGTCGCGGGCCGCCAGGTCGAGCAACTCGTCGAACGTCAGCGTCACTGTAGGACTCCTGTCAGACGGAACACGGCCTCGCCGGTGGACCACTGCCCGGCTCGGCCGGCGTGTTTCCAGGAGACGAGGATCGCCTCGCCCGATATGTAGTCTCCCGGCACGTCAAACTCGATCAAGGCCTTTTTCCCGCAGTCGAACACCGAGAACGACGGCGGCCCCCAGAAACGGAGCGAGATCGTCGGCGGCTCGATCGACGTACAGTCGTACTGCTTCAGAACGCGGGCGTCGGCCCCCGTGCCGATGACGGTGCTCGAGACGTGGGTCTTCTCGAAGAGCTGGCCCGCCTGGGCGTCGACATCGTGGTCCGTCAGGTAGCCGATGCCGACGTTTCCGAACAGGACCCGGGTCGGGTATCCCGGTGTGCCATGCGACGAGATGTAACCGGGCATGCGTCACCTCTCGTCAGGTGATCGTCAGGCCCGCGGCGGTCAGCTCGGCGGTGATCAGCTCCTCGAACGTGGCCGAGCCCTCGACGTAGGCCGCGGTCTTCCGCGACACGCTGGCACTCGTCACGCGGTAGGTTCCGCTGCCGCCGGTCGTGGCGAGCGCGCCCTCGTCGCCCTCGACGATCTCGACGTGATTCGACATCGTCCGGTATGTGATCGTGAACTTCTTCGGATCCGCGGCTGGCTTGATCGGGCCGAGGGCCATGACCGCCGTCCCGCCGTGGGCCACGTCGAGCGTCGTCATGTCCATACGTTCCCGCGACGGGGCCGACTGCTCGCGACTAATGTCGATGCACTTGTAGAGGTTCGTCTTGAAAGAAAACGTCGTTCCGTGCGAAGTCACGAACGTCGCGGGGTTTGACATCGCGGGGCCTCCTGTGAGCTGGTGCGGTCGATTTTATGGGCGTGGTCGGGTGCCGAATCTCATTCGTGCCAGCGGACCTCGACCGAGAGCTCGACCGTGTAGGTCGGGGTCTCCCGGCCCTCGAGGTAGTCCGGCTGGCCGTCCCGCTCGTCGAGGACCAGGCAGTGATCGATCGTCGTCCCGTGGGCCGTGCCGCGGAACCGGTCGATCGCCGCCGTGATCAGGCTCGCCAGGGCCCAGGCGGCGACGTAGTCGTCGGAGTAGACCGCCACGAGGAACCGGGCGGCCGGGGGCACCAGGGCCGGGAGCGGCGTGTCGTCGAGGGCGTCGTCGAGCGTCAGCTCGCGGGTCGTGCCCTCGCGGGCGTAGATCACGAAGGGCGGGGCCTGGGTGCCGGTCATGCCGACCGGCCACGCCGTGCAGCTCGTGGCGGCCTCGATCGACTCCTTGAGCCAGACATGGGGCGTGGGCATGGTGCTCCTATCGTGGGGCGATGCCGGCGGCTATGCCGCGCTTCGACATGCCCGGGTTTGCTCCCGAGGCGATCTCGGCCGCGGCCTTCTCCAGGGCCTTCGCCATCTCTGCCTGAAGGTTCGCCCCGACGATTCCCTTCGTGGCGGTGTAGGTCTTCTCGACGATCTTTCGCGGCTCGATCCCGCGGGTCGTGCCGAACTCCAGCCAGATGGCTTTCCGCGACTCGAATCCGTACTTGTAGCCGAGGATTCCGAAGACGGCCCCGTCCTTGTTCCGCCCCTTGTAACGGGCGACGAACGTCGCGGCTCGCCGCAGCGCGCCGCCCCGCCGCTTGTAGTTCAGCTTTTGCTCGCCGCGAACGATCGTGGACTTCACGGTCCGCGTGCCGCCCTTCGGCGTGTTCCGCTTCAGGATCGGGACCGCGGTCTTCCCGGCTCGCTTCATCGCGGCCTGGAGGTGTTTCTTCGCGATGTGCCGGGGGAGCTCGTTGTAGCGCTTCATCAGCGCCCCGATCTCGCCCGAGACGTTATTCCAGCCGAGGACGATCATGTCCGCTGCTCCTCGACCGTCAGCTCGAGGTCGTCGCCGCCCGAGGCCTCGACGACCGCTGAGACGTAGAGGAGCCGGTCGCCGCGGCTCGGCCACCGGAGCCGCATGTCGCCGGCCACGTCGTCCCGGTACCGCGTGTAGACCGTCGCCGTGATGCCGCCGCCGACCTGGCCGCGGCGGGCCTGTTCGGAGTAGGTCGTGGCCTCGTAGGAGCCGAGGATCTTCGCGACGGTCTCCCAGGTCTCGACCGTGCCGCCGGCGACGTTCCGCGAGCGGACGGGCCGCTCCAGGACGAAGACCTCGCGGTAGCGTCCGGCCGGTCGCATCACCATCCCCCGTTCCACGAGGAGGCCGCGAGCAGGGTCTCGAACGCGTGGGGCAGCTCGCCGCCGCCTTCGGTGTTCAGGACGCCGCGGTGCTCGAACTGGTGGTTCACGAACGCCAGGATCGCGGATCGGATCATCGGCTCGATCTGCGAGCCCGCGGCCGCCCCGGCCCAGTAGGTGACGACGACCTTCTCGGCCGTGGCCGTGTCGAGCGTCAGCGTGGCGGGGAACGCGTCCTGGTCGACCTCATAGTCGGCGGCCGCCAGGGCGACGCCGGCGACCGTGACCGTGATCGGGTGGGTCGCCGAGATCAGCACGGGCGGGGCCGGCAGGTGCAGCACGCTACCGCCGGCCTGCCAGGTCGCGCGGTACTGGGTCGCGACGAGCGTCACGGAGAGCCGGCTTTCGACGAGCCGGCGGGCCGCGGCGATCTTGTCCAGGAGGAACCGGTCGAACTCCGTCACGTCCGCGAGCATGCCGACCTGGCTCTTCGCGTCGGTCAGCGAGACCGGCTCGACGGAGGGCCACTGGAGAACGCGGATCGTGTCGGGCTTCGCCATCGTTCCCTCCGGATGGACAGAAGGCCGGGGCCGGCATCCCTGCCAGCCCCGGCCCCTGAAGAATCACGATCCGACCGATCAGGAGGCGGCCTTCGCGAGCCGGGCGACGAACTCGGGGCCGTGGTTCAGCACGCCGAGACGGCTCGAAGCCACGAACAGCGTCTGCCGCGACCGGACGAGGAGCTCCTTCGCCACGTCGATCTTGATGCCCTCGGCCGCGAGGCCCACGGCGGTCGACTTGGAGAAGTCGCCGTAGAGGGCGAGCGTGGTCGCCGGCAGACCCTTTGCCAGGTACACCGGGGCACCGTAGACCGTCGGGACGACTCGGCCGCCGCCGACCGTCATGGTCGTCTGCTGGGCCGACCAGAGCTTCATCAGGTCGACATAGCCGGCCTTGGACGCGACCCAGGCACCGGTACCCATGACCGTTTCATCGACCTTGCCGACCACGTCCGCGAGGTTCGCGTTCGTGGTCGAGGAGGCGAGGGCCACGGTCACCGTGTTTGGGTTTCCGCCGATCGCGGCGACCGCAGCCGGGAGGCCGGAGATCGTCGGGCTCGACGTGTTGCCGGTCAGCCACTTCTGGTCGTACCAGACCGAGAACCCGTAGGAGACGCGGTCGACGATCAGGCCGGCCACGTCGATCGGGCTGTCGTTCAGGAGGGAGTTCGACACTGCGACCGAGCCGCCGGCCTCGTAGAGGGTCAGCGTCGGGCCGCTCGTCGAGATGTCCTGGTCGGTGAAGGCCGAGCCCTCGCCGGCGTAAGAGACCGTGAACTCGCCCGACTTCGGGAGGTTGATCGACTGCCCCTTCGGACGGAACACGCTCGCGAGCTGCATCGCGACCGACTGGTACTGAAGCCGGTTCACGATCGCGTCGTAGAGCTCGGTCACGACGTAGGAGTCGCCGTAGCCGGCGACGGTCTCGCCCATCGCCCGCTTCTCGCCGTTGGCGAGGCGGACGAGGAACTCGCCCACGTCGGCCGCGACCTTCGCCGAGCGGAAAGCCCGGACGCCGCTGCGGATGTCGGGCCGCGAGAAGTCCTCGACCTCGGGCACTTCGGCCGGCTTCGGTGAGCTGGGCGAGGCGCCCGTCACGCCGCGGAGGCTCGCGAGCTTCTCGTCGAGGGCCCGCTCGGCGGCCGCCTCGTTCGAGATCACGTCCGACCGCTCGGAGAGAGCGGCGAGCCGCTCCTCGATCCGGGTCCGCTCGGCGTCGTCGGCCGGCTCGATCGACCGGAGGTCGGTGATCTCGGCGGCGACCTTCGCGGCGTCATCCTGGAGGCGGGCGAGCTTCGGCGACGGCATGGGGAGTCCCTTCGTGTTCGTGGCGGTGTCCTTACCGCTCGTCACGATATGACCGCCCGCCGCGGCAGAATCTCGCCGCGTTCTACGGTAGGACG